ATATATATACCTTTGGCTAACTTTGAGGGGGTCACCGCGCGAGAAAACAACACCCCGCAACTCCCACAGAATCGAAAAAACCATCGCGAGAATTTTCAACTCAATCAAAATTAAAGGTTAAATTATCGATCAAAAAGTAAACAACCCTAAAAAACTTTTCAAAAGTAATCCACAAAATCGGAAATACCCCCGGCCGGCGGGAGCGTAGCGAGGGCGAGCGAAGCTCGGGGAACGCCGGTTTTGCGCAGCAAAAGGGTCAGGGGTATTTCATTTTTCAAAAGTAAACAATCCTTCAAAACTTTTCAAAAATACTATTCAAAAGTTTTCAACCCTAAATTACTCCATTAAATAAATTTCTTTTCCCAATCGATCCCGTTAGATTCGAGCCCATAGCGTAAATAATCGTATCTAGAATATCCGTCAAACGAATCATTATAATCCTGTGAGTATTTTTTAAGCTCACTTAAAACCGATTCATAATTTTTTTGATATGATTTATTGCTTTTCCATTCTTCAATATTATTAAACGGTTCTGAATTGTTTCCTTTCCATATTCTTTTATTATAAATCGTTCTAACTCTTCGTATTCTATCGTCTATTTTGACGTTATTAAATGATCTAAAAAACATCTTTTTATTTATTGCTATTCGTTTCGTAATTCCAGCGACTAATTTATCGTAATCAGATTTTGACAGATTTTTGGCGTTTATTCCTTTAAATTTTGAATCCTCTTCTTCGTCTTCTGTTATGTAATTATAAGATTTTGGTGCCACAAAATTAGCGTGTATTATTGGCTCACATTCTAGTTTCCATTTACCTAATTTATCGTTACTGATATATTTATTGCTCGGTTTTTTATCCGTAAATATTGAATCAGTATCACAATAATATATATGCTCATGACCTATATCTCTCATTATATCACTTAATTTTGATCTACTGCAGGCGGTAATATATGAAGCGAATCTAACGAGCGAACCAATTTGTTTATCATTATCGGTATCTTCGTATTCAAATAATATATTACCATTATCCAATAATTCGAACCCTATCAATATTCTATCTTTACCTAAACATTTATACATTTCATTAGCGTCTTTAACCATCTCTTTTTTGGTGTAAGGGTTTTGACCGAATTTACCATAAAGAGAGTTTAATAATAATTTAAAAAATAGAGCTTTAGCTATATTACTTTTTTTACATAATAGACGTTGATTATAAAAATATTCTGAAAAGATATTAAATATTTTTTTACCTGTGTAGATATCGACACTTTTAACTTCAACCTCGCAATTATTATTTATTGCTTCTTTCAATTCAATACCCCAATGGTACGCATAATCTGAGTTTTTAGAGGCTATTATATTGCCATTTGATCGTATTAGAATGTTAGGAATGAAATTTTTATTATCGCCTTTGTATGTTATTTTTGCATAATAATTATTGTAATCAACGATTTCGTCGTAATTCAATATACCTTCTTTTATCATTGTTTTGATATATTCAAATGGCATAGTTTTTAACATCGAGCTAGGATATGATGAATTTATGTCATAATAAAATAGACGATTATCTTCTTTTTCAATTTGCTCATCTTCACTATTTTTAATATCATAATGTCTAAAAAACTTTTTAAAAACTTCAGTTCTGCCTCCTTTGTATGAAGCTCTTTCGTTTTCAATAATTTTATTTGGTGATTGATTTAGTGTGTCCTCCATAAATATCTGTTTAAAACATTTTAATGCTATTCCGGCTCCTGTAGAGCATTTTTGAACATCACAAATTTCATTATTAATTATTTGTATTGACTGCTCTAAATGTAATTTAGCCATTTCAAAAACCAGTTTAGCATCCAATAAACAGTATTCTTTAGTGATCTTTTCTAAATCAAATTTATTACCATTGAGCTGTTCAAGACATTTATCATAATCATCGTCCGAATTAAAATATTTTTTGTCTGGTATATCTCCAACATAATTGAGGTTATCTTTATTTGGAAAAGTGTAAGGGAATACACCTTTATTATCTTTTAATTTGAATGCTTTAGCAGCAGCATTTAGCGATCCTGGGTAATATAAATTTAAGTCAAAAAATTGTATGTTATTGTACTTAATATGTTTGATAGAGTTGTTCGTAAATAATATTTTAGTTGCAGGATCCTCCTCGTAAAGAGAAGAATATACACCCAAATTATCAAAATTTGAATTATTCCAACCATAAATAAATATATCGTCGATAGATTCGTTCGGTCTCGATTTTTTATTATTCTTTTTAATACATATTGATTCAATAAATATTTTAAATTCACTTATGCAGTGTTCTTTTGGTCCATATATTGCTTTGGATATATCTTTATTATTGATAATACCATAAAAACAAATAGCAAATATTTGACAATCCAATTCTTCATTTAAATATGTTTCTGTATCGTATCCTAATATATTTTTTACTTTTCTATTATCTAATTGTTTCAATAAGTCTACTTGTTTCTTTATTTTTTTAGGTCTTAACTGATAAAATTCTACTTTTTTCTCTTCTTTCTTTTTGTATATATCGGTTTTTAATGATGGTGCGACATGTATATTTTTCTCTGTAAAAATATGTTTTTTATTTTTGTATTTATCCGGTACAATATTATCCTCTAATTGTCTGCTAATACCTTTTTCTATTATAATAGGATTTTCTGAATCTTTAAAAAACCTTATCATCGTATCAGCATTATATTTTTTAGTCAATAATTCTAAAGATTTAACTAGTTCACCATTTCTAACACATTTTTCGATTTCTTCGCCTTCAGATTTTAATAGATACTCTATTTCTTTTTTATTATTTTTAGTATCTCGTTTATATTTTAATTCTCGTAATCCGATAACATCAAGAAATGTCTCATATACACATATTTTATTATTTGTTGTACTTCCTGACGTTAATTCATGATATTTTCTATTTGATGATGGTTGATAGGCTTTTAAGTCGTATAATGTTTGTTTGGTCAAAGCTTTGAATAGTTTTGTTTCATATATTACGGAATACCCTAAAAAGACATATCTAGATCCACTATCTGGTAATTCTATTTTAAAATCCAAATAATTAGGATCCTCATTATCTAATATTAAAGGATTAATATTTTTTGAAAATCTAGATATTTTAGTTGTTTTTAACGAATAAAATAGACTAGATTCCAGTTGATTAGTCCTAGGATTTAATATAATCTGATCAACGATTACAGCATAAAATATATTTATATTGGCATTGACTATTTGACCACTTTTATAAATATTATCATGTGAATGTTTTAATATTACTCTAAAGTAATCATCAACATACATAACGTCTGGATCGTTGTAAAGATCATCATAAGGATCACCACCATTAACTAATTGTTTAGCTATTGATTTCTGTTTTATGATTCCGACTTTGGTGTTATATGACCTATTATCTCTTAATTTTTGAAATATCATAGTTTCATATTCAGTTTCACCAACTTCTGGCTCAGCAAATCCAAGACTAACTAATTCGGCATATGCATCTTCTTCTTTTTTAATTTTACGTTTAATATCATCCCAGTATGCTTTTGCTAAAATATCTTGATTTTGTTTAAAACCTAAATCGTTGGCCCTTGCCCTTATAAGTCCTTCAGCGTTTAATAAATCTTGTGGATCAATAGCATCATCTTCAATTTGTTGATCTATTTCTTCAGCTATTTCCGGTATAAGAAGCGGGGCTATCTCTGCCTGCTGTTGAACCATTTCCGCGGCCATTTGATCAAGAATTTGCTGATCAAGTGCATTTCTGTATGCGATTTTTTCTTCTAAGCTTAATTTAGATAGGTCGATATTCATACTGAATTTTAATTTTAATTTAGTTTTCTTTTATATAATAATATAAAAGAAAATAATTATTTTTCCAAACGCAAAAGGGATTATATTCTGGGTATGGCTAACGAGTGACTCAATAATCTATATCTATATTATTTTTATTATAATTTGAGCTTACTCCACAGGTTTATCAGAATCTTCTTTTATTTTATTTAATAGTTTAGCTTCTTCCTTTTTTCGATGATAATATTCCCGACCGTATTTTTTACGCTCCTCCTTAAACTCTGGATCATTTTTATAGCGAGTCTTAAGATAGTTAACACAGTATTTATATTGTCGATTATCACCATCTTCATATTCAAAGTTTTCAACTCTTGGGCGTCCTACTTTTTTAGGTTCTTTTTTTAATTCTTTCGGAGTATCAAGAATATCAATGTATAATTTTCTTTTTGGTCTTCCACGCTTTTTTTTAACTTTATTTAAAACGTCAAGATCTTTCTTTTCAACAAATACATCTTCATTTATTATATCATCTGCCAATTCGACAAATTTGACTCTATACTCATCTTCAATTATATATATTCGTCGTTTATCGTCATTTTGATTATTCTCTTTATGATGTTCTCTAACAATTTCAATAACTTTTTCCTGCCAACTTTTTTTATGTTCCATTATATGATCTATACTATATATTTATATAATTATTTTCTTATTTAAATCCCACAAAATTATAATTCTCTCAAAACACGCAAGCCTCTCTCAACTCTTTTTATTCTAGATTCTAACAGTATTTTTCGGTCATCCTGATTTAATTTACCAGACTTATCTAACTTACCAATTAGTTCTAATATTAATAATTGTTCTCGTAATGCTTGCTTTTCGCGATGCTCTAAATGGTCTAATCGTGCCAATAACTCATTTATATTTAACCGTTCTAACTTATCTAAAAGGTCAGGAGTTTCAAGTTTATCTAATTGCAACTGTAAATTATAGGGTTCTAATTTAGTCATTTGAATATTATTTCGACTTGTTGCTTTGTTACCCATTTTAATATTAATAACTATTTTAATTTTTAGTGGTGTGATAAATCTTATGCTCCATTTCTAAACATATTATCGATAGTCAGCGAGTTCATTGTGCATTGAGATGCCGCTAAACCCCATTGACCGGTAACTGAAATAGTGTTCGCTATTGCTCGATTGAATACTATAGCGCTTGAAGTAATCATATCTACAATACCACTAATTATTTGTGTGCTATTGAGTTGTATAGTACCATTTCTAATTATTATTTTTGAATTAATATTAATAGGGAGCGACACGGATAGAGCTGGAACTGTTAAAGTATGACTATAGAGCAATCCGCCATTATTTTTTACTCTAATTGTTAATGTATCACCTGCTACCGATGACACAACAAGATTCAAATCTAAATTAATTTTCATCCCAAGTGGTTGAGCAGCTTGATATACCAGCGAACCAATCGAAGAGGCAGATGTTGATATGTTGGTTTCAACTGCGGTATTATCAAGCAATACATCGGCATATGTCGAATATTGATCAACATGGACAGGATTACCCCGAACTCTAATATTATCACTTATCGCTTTAATATCTGTTTTTCTTGGTGTTGAATAAGCTACAAATGGAGCATTATTAACCCCCATCACAAACCTATTTCTTGACTCTAGATAAACTAATGAATAACTCAACGGATTAATCAAAGATCCATCAAGAGATGTACCAAGAAACGGTAATTGTGCGTCCGGCGTTGAAAATAATGAGTAGTTATTTGTTGCCGCGTCGTTTCTAGAAGCGTAATATCTAAAATTAATATCTGGACCATCAACAAATATTAACGTATCATTTGGACCAAATCCGTTTGGAAATACAACACCTAGAGGTGACCATGTAATACCGTCTGAACTAATAAAACCGTTACCAGTCGCCGCTCCTATTGCAAAAAATTGATTTTTTGCTTCAGCCCAACATAACGCTCTCGCATAATTAACAGCCGATAATGTATTTATCCAATTTACACCGTCAACAGAATATTGAAAAAATGGAGATTGTGATCCAACTGCAACACAAATATTATTATTCGATTTAACTGTTAAAGCTTCAATTGATGAGTTTTGTATTGTCCAATTAATACCATCTGGAGATGTCATCATTCTTTGTGTTGGAGAAACATTTACACCTGTCACAAACAAATTAGCACCAGAAAACCATTCCATATTAAAAGATTCGTATGTAGCGGTTGGAAGAGCAGCGCCTTGTGTCCAATTTATACCATCGGTTGAAGTATAACTAAAACTTGCGTTAATAGCCGTAGCAACTGATCCATTCCACCCAAATGTAAAAGCTGATGTTGATGGAACATCAAAAATACAAGGGTTAAACGTCACACCTCCATCGATTGAATAATCCAAATCATTACTACCAATTTGTCCACCAGCTATTACAACATCAATTTCTTTCAAATAAACAACTCCACCACCATTTACTGCTCCCGTTCCATATTGCCATAAATCTCTCTGACCGTTTGGCGCGATTGGTGTTGATTGCGATATCACGTTAGCTAAACCTAATGTATTAGTTATTAACTGATCTGCCGATATTCCAGAATCTTCTACATTTAAAGAAACATTGTCAACATACATCGGTAAGTTACGACCTACTGTTGGACCTTGTTGTAATAGCGCATCGGCGAAGATAGCGCTTGTTGTGTATGTTACAACTGTACCAGTAGAGTCGCGAGAGCTTAGCGCGCCAGTGTTATCGCTATAGACAGCAATAGATCCAACTGGAGGATTAGGCACACCGGCAACATTATCTAACGTTAACAATGGTGTTTCAACCTCTGTTGACGATGATTTATTTGAATCTATAGTATTACACACTATTTTAAGCCACGGCTTGGTTGTTTTCGATTGTGAGTTAAATTCTTGTAAGTTCATATATTGATACACGTATAAATTAATTTTACATATGTTTATATATAATGAACAGTCAAGTAATGAATATGCTCCAAGCAAATGCTGATTACAACGATAGAACAGGATCATCATTAGGATCTGGATATATAGGCGGATGTATGGGTTGCCCCACGTGCCAAGGATCTGGATACATTGGTGGATTTAGAGATGCTGCGGGTAAAACATATAAACCTACATTAAACGGTAAACGTGTTGGTGAACGTGCATATTTTAATCAACTTTGCGGACCAAGAGCCAAAGGATTGGGGAGTGCAGCCATAAATAGAGCAAGAAAGGATTGTATGGCTCTTAAAGTGGCAACTTTACCTTTAGATGTTAATCTTAACTATGTCGAACGTGGTTCGGCAGCATCTAAAAGAATGAAAGCGATGAAAGACCAATATAGACGTCTAGCGCTTGAATTCCCACGATACGATCGAATCCAACTTAAAGGAGAATATAGAAAGATTCACCCAGTGGTTGAGCGAGTTCGTAAGGGTTGCGCCGGTATTAAAAGCCAAGGTTTGAGAGATTACTGCGATTTTAGAGCTCGAGAAACTAATGAATATATGCGAGCTCACAATGGACAAAAACCACCTAGTGGCTATATACAACTTCAATGGGCCCAGGAAAAACTTGATAATGGTCAAGATTTAACTAAAAAACAACAGAATTTATTAGCAGCTCATGGAGTAATGGGATAAATAATATATGTTTCTTCAACTTTTTTCAAAATCTAACCCTATAATATACAATATAATTAATGATATCATTTAAATCAGGCGCAAAAGTAGCAGCAATATGTGGAGGAGACTACGATGGAAAAGATATTTATATAAATAATGAACAAGAGGAACCAGATCGTGATATTGAAGAGGAAGATATATATGACATATTAGATGATGAGGATTTTAACATGAATAGATACAAAAAATTATCATATCGCGATAGAATTAAATTAGAGCGTGCTTTACGTCTTCGCAGTGAACCAATTGATGAGTATTTAGTTCCAAATTATCAAAGATCATCACAAAAACTAACAGAAATGTTAAAAAAGGAACTTAATTTAACAACCGGCGTAATGATACCAATACCATCACAAAAATCTGAAAGGATATATATCGCTGGTAAATCTGGATCAGGTAAATCATGCTTAGTGTCTCTTTATGCGAGGGAGTACAATATGATGTTTCCTAAAAATCAAATATTTATCTTTACAAAACATGAACAAGAAAAAGCTTACAAATTAATACCACATAAAGAAATAACTTGTGATAATGAACTTTTGCAGGAACCATTAGATATTAAACTTCTATCAAACAGTTTAGTTATTTTCGATGATTGTGACCATGTTCAGGATAAAACTGTCTCAAAAAATTTAACAGCATTAAATAACGATCTCATAACAGCAGGTCGTAAATACAATATTCACGTTGTAACTTTGCAACATCAATTAATGGACTATAAAGGTACACGTAACCTTTTAAACGAATCTAATAAAGTAGTATTTTTTAATTCTGGTAGTATGTATCATATTACGAGATATTTGAAAGTATATGCTGGTCTAGCACCCGAAACAATAAAAAAGGTAACTGCCTTAAAATCACGCTGGACAATGATATCGTTGGATATTCCTACATACATACTACATGAACACGGTTTATTTATCATATAGCCATACTAACTAATTCATCAGATGAAACTCCTAATTGTTTTATTGTCTTATTAATCATTTTATAAAATTGATCAATAGTTAAACCATTAAATAAGTTTCTCAATATTACCCATCTACCACAAGTTGCAATAGGCGGCTCATCTTGAAATACATATTGACTGTAATTTACATTATCATGATTAGAAAGTAGTTTTAAAAGATGTTTTTGGTCTTGATTTGATACTTTTTTGTAACTCTCTGGTATAAAACTTAATTCATCGTCAGGTATTGCACTGTATGAATCAAAATGTTCAATACCTTCCGGCGTTTCTAAAACAGTTGTCCAATGACCGAATTGTGGTTTTATTTCGTATAATATCACTAATGGTAACTTTGGTAGAAATTTATAATTCATTAACTCACCTTGCTTTAATATTGTTGCATTTGGAAGCCAAGACTGTATTTCTTTACCGCTTATTGGTTTATTTACTTTATCCATATATATAATATATGACTACAAAAATTTATAGCGAGAATGATGATATGATATATGTAAATATGTCATTTGTAAATAATCAACTTTATCCACAACCGGCACAAATAACTGAAGCTAGAACACAGGCCGTTATACAAAACCCAAGTGATTGGTTAATGAGTGTTGTTCGTTTTGATGTTGATTCTCATTCAATACCGATCAATTTACCTTTAATGTTTGTTGATCCGATAACAGGAGTAAAATCGCAAACTCTAACAAAATCAACTATCTTTTTAACTTATTTAGGTAATACTTACACCGAAGATATTATCTTTGTTCCAAATCCTGGTCCACTGTTACCTTCAGCTATTCCATTTAATTATTTACCTGCAATATATGATTATCAAGTATGGTTTAATTTCGTTAATACTGCTCTTGGGTTAGCTTTTACTGCTAGCGGAGCGGTTGGGTCACCCCCTCAATTTATTTATAATGCTGTTACTGGTTTATTAGATTTGTATGTTGATCAAAACTTTATTCCAGCAGCTGGTCCAAATCAAATATATATATCTGTCAATGAGCCACTTTATAAATATTTTACTAACTTTGAAATGAACTTCAATATTCAGGTATATACGAATCAAGTACCTTATAACTATGCCATTTTAAGATTAACAAATACCAACACAACGTTAATGCCAGCAGTAGGTTCAAGACAAGGATTACCTTTATCAGTTCAAGCAATAGTAAATTTATACAAATGCACACAATTAGCTTCTGGAACAGGTTCATTATCAAGTTTGCGATCAATAATATTAACTAGTAATTTATTACCATTTAGAGCTGAAGGTATATCAACCGTTGGACCAAATGGAGCTAATAATAGCTATAATACAAACTCAACATTTCCAATTTTATCCGATTTTTTGGTGCCAGTTGATCAAAAAGTAACAGAGTTTAGAATTGTAAATGAATATTTACCTACTCCACAATATAGATACATAAATCTTTATGGACGCGATCCGATTACAACAATAGATATAAAAATGTATTGGACTGACTTCCAACAAAACATATATCCTATTTTTTTAGCTAACTCTGAGGCTATCAATGTTAAACTTCTATTTCAAAAAAAGAAAACACTATTACAGAACTAATATTTAATCTATTGTAAATATATAAATAGAACTCAATGTCATTAGGATTAGAACGATTAAATTTAATTGAAACTATAGACCCTAGGATCGATACGCAAAAACTAAATAAAATGTTATATGGGGTAGAAAATACTGGTCTCCAAAATACTTATACAGTATACCCGGTAACCAACTATAGTGCTTCAAACATAACAGTACAGTGTAATCCTCCTAATAGGGATGTAATGGTTACACCTGAATTTTTTATGAATGTAATATTTCAACTAACTTTTAGCGGTACAAGCGCCGGTGCTGGTATTCCTCTTTTACAAGCTGCTGGTTTGCCTGCTGCTGCTGGTATTAACCCGGGTAATGCATATTATGACGCACCTCGAGCCAATGCTCTTTCTAAAGCAACTAATACCATAAGTGTAGCTATTAATGGTGAAGCTTTTGCAACAAATTTAAATCAATATGTTAGAGCTTTGGAACGATATCATAATGATATTTATGAACAGGATATTAATCTGTCTTACACGCCGACTATGTTGGATCAGTCTTTACAATATTCTGATTTAGTTGGTTTTGCTAGATCTGAGCTTCGTGGATATGGAGACAATCCTTTGCAGAACCCAAGAGGTGGTTTTCAAGGTGCTTTGATAACACGAAACGATTCAACCGGTGCGCCTGGTGATATCGCTCAGGTTACTCTTAGCTTGACTGAGCCGATATATATGTCTCCATTAGCTCATGGAAATCATAGAGCACCAAGTTTTACACAAATCGATACAATCAATATTATCCAAACACTTGGAGGTAGAGGTAACGGTGTGTTTGGTGGTTTAGCTGGAGCTCTTTGGTCTCATGCCGTTCCTGCTGGTCCAGTTTCTACATTTACAAACGTTAGCGTCTCTGTTCTCGGTGCAAATGCGATATTCCAATATATCACAGCTCCTTTAACACTTCCAAAACAGTTAACTCTTGTCTATCCATATGTAAATCCAGTATACTATGCTACTGAACAACCAGCAATAGCCGCAGGTGCCCCTATTGGTCAACCACAAGTTACTAGCCAATTGAATCTTAACAACGTTCAACTTAACTCCATACCTAATAAAGTATATTTGTGGGTTGGTAAGAGAGATATGGACAACTCAATGACCGACACTGATACATATCTTCAGATTACAAACGTTTCGATTACATTCAATAACCAGCCTGGTATACTTGGAAGTGCAGATCAACAATCTTTGTACCGCATCTCTACTAGAAACGGCTGCAATGAAAACTTTAGACAATGGTCATACAACTGTGGATCAGTATTATGTTTGAAATTTGGGGAAGATATTCCACTTGGTAGCGATTTACTTGCTGCCGGTTCTAGAGGATCATACAACTTTAGCGCACAGGTTACCGTTGCTAATAACTTCGCGGCTGGTGTAGTTCCACAAGTATCTGCTCTCTTCATACAAACCGGTACAGTTACAATTTCTAACGGAGAAGTCATGAAGAATGTCGGTATTTTGACTGATAATGATGTACTTAACACTAAAGCACAAGGTGGCCAACCAATTCAAGCAGCTGATTCGTCATCTGCTCTCGGCGGTGGTTTCTGGAATGATTTCCTAAACGTATTTAAACGTATTGGTAGAACAGCTATCAATGTCGCAAAACCAGCAGTCGCGGCTCTAGCTCCTGAATTTATGCCTATTGTCACCGGTGCTGATGTATTAGCTAAAAACCTAGGTTTTGGTAGAATGCAGCAAGCAAGAGGTGGTCAAAAATTAAGCAGACAAAAAATGTTAGCTATGATGCGATAAACTATTATTTTAATTATTAATTCATTTTGTATAAACGATTTAATACTAACACATAAAATTTAAATATATCATATATTATAATGAATCTAAATGAATTTACAAGTCCACTACCAAAGATGTGGTTGGATATAAATGCAAACTCAATTAACGTCGTAAATAGTTACACACAAAATGACTTCTCTCTTGGATCTTTCTCAACAAATAGCGGAACCGGTACATTAAATATAAGTCCCGCTAATCTAATAAATGGAGTAATAGGAGCTAATGGAGCCGGTCCTAGATTAGATATTGTATTACCAACTGCTGCAGCTATAAATTCATATTTAGGAAATCAGCCTGCTCTAGCAAATCTAAGTTTTTCATTTACTGTTTGTGTAAGTAGAACAGCAACCTCTGCAGTTCAATTAACACTTAACACTGGATTAACAACATTCGACGGATTGGCCTTTGTAGCAATAGCTCCATATACTGTGCCAAACGGTTCACAGCGAGTATTTTATTTTTCTAGAAATCCTTCGACTTTAAATTGGGTAATCTATTACTAGTCTTTTTTAGACAAATCCTTTATCAAATCTTGTGCTGTGCATAATACTTCTTGAATGTATTCCATTTCTGAATCAATCTTTTCATCTAGATCGCTGCATCTATCACCTAAATTATCAGATATCTTCTTTAAAAATTTGATATCTCTTCTCATATCTTTTATTTCGGCCATCAATACATCTAGTTTATGGCTATTTACTTTTGATGTTGTGTAGCCTTCCATTAGATATTTAGTTAATGTTTCTCCTTCAGATTCACCGACTTTAATCGGTTCAATAAGTGGCTCGCTAAGTTGTGCGCTAGTAGTTTTTTCTTCCATTATAAATTTACTATATATAATATTATTTTGGTGCGTTTTGATATATTTAAAATTATAATATGGATAAAATATAATGGAGCTACATAAATATTTACCATCATGTTTGATTGATATTGTCGAAGAATATGCAAAAGATAGAACACAATATAATAAAGTGATGGATGAGTTAGATTTTTTCAATAAACATATTACTTGTGTTAATTTTTCACTCAAAAGAACTCTTAATTATTTTCACCGTAAATTAGCCGATCCTTATGCTTCTATTTATGGCGGGAGCTTATCGGTAATATCTAAATGTAAATGTCAAGAAGGATGTGGTTGTTGTAATCCTAGAAACTGTTCATGTATTCTTTATCATCAAAATAGAAAGAAGGAAACAAAAACAGGATTTTATAACAGTACTAAACTTCAAAAACAAAACTATATTAAACAACTTATGAAAAGACCATAAACGCAGCAAATAAAAATTATGTATGATAATAATATAATGTCTGAATTAAAAGATAATGAATCTATGAGATGCTCTTATTGCGATATTAAAATGAGTACACCGTTATTTTGTAAAACAACAAAAAAATTTAATAATAATGTTGATGGCCAATATACATATCGATGTCATTCAATAGTTTGCGAAGACTGTGAATATTGTGTCGGATGTGAATATCAAATTATTGAATTTAAAAAAACTCTTAAAAAAGGTAGATATGGTAAACCATTTCAAAGCGAAAACTGTAAATATACTATCGAGAGACTAAATAAAGAATATGGTATTATTTTGGATGAAATAGAAAAATGCTCATTTTGTAATTCAAATTTAAATAAAGATGATGCTAAGGAAGCTAAAACTTACCAGTATTGTAGCATTAAATGCGAAAAAAATCATATATCAACTAAAGAATGCAATAACGATGACTCAACGGATAAATTTTATTTTACATGCGAATCTATGAATTGTCATCAAAAAATTTATAACATATCTACGGACGATTTTACTTTGTTACGAAAAAATAATCAAAAACTTTATTGCTCAAAATGCAAACAAAAACTAAAGTAATTTAGGGTTGTTTACTTTTGAAAAGTTTTGAAGGATTGTT